AAGAACAGCGCCAACCTCGTCAGCCTCAATATCAGTAGTAAACGTATTTTCTAGGATATTGTCCAATATGACTGTCGTGATTGGCTCGTTGTCTTCTATGTCGATGACGGTATAATCATCTGGTGGAATTATTATTACTACCGTTTCGTTTTCTGTTGGGTCTATTCCAATTGGTTCTGAGTATTCTGGAATTGTCTCTGTTGGCAATTCAATTCCAGTTCCTGTTTCTACGGGAAGCGGCACTGTTGTGGATTCTGTTTCAGGCTCTGGGTATTGCGGGAGTGGCACTGTTGTACCGTATGGGGGAGTCACGACGACAGGAGCGACAGTCGTACTGGTCGTAGTGGTTGTGGTAGATGAAGTAGTTGTCGGGTCAACAACAGTTGCATCAACAGTTACTTCAGGACCATAGGTGCAACTACCAGTTCCGACCCCAACACACTGACCACTCATTGCTTTAATACCGAAACGAACTGGTCCGTATCCAGTCGTGACAGGATTACTTCCAGAGAACATCCCAGTGCTCAACGAGTAGTTGGTTCCTTGATTAGTCCAAACTCCCCAACCACCTGATGTTGCTCCACCAATTACGGTGAGGTCATAAAAACTAACCGAGTAACCGTAGATAGAAGTATTACTTGCCGCCGACGCATCCCAATCAAGGTCAACACTTCCGTCTGAGTTTGCAACGGCAGTCAGGTTTGTGACTGGATTAAGGTAAGCCGCAGTGATTGTGTTGTTGGACTCCACATACCCAGAGCCCGAAAAATTGTTTGTGTTTAGCGCAGTAACACCAAAAGTATTTCCACTGGCTGTGGAGAACGAGTTCGCACTTACTCCGTTGTATACCGAAGAGCCGTCATTCCAGTTGTTAGCAAACTGAATAGCGGTCGTGTTGCCATTGAATGTATTACCTGAAACCGTTTGGTTGCCAGCGCCAACCGCCCAACTTGTCGGAATGTATGAAGAGAAGTACACGCCAACACCGTTTGAAGTAAATGTTGAATTCAGAACTTGCTGACGGTTGAGCCCTCCTAGGTATGCACCAACCTGTGTGTTGCCTGTGAACTGACTGTTATTTATTTTGACAAAGCGCTCGGTACGAATGCCATAAGTATTTGATGTAAATGTAGAGCCATTGACATAAATACGATTTGAGTAATCAGTATCCGTAAGGCTCAGGGCTGTAGGTGTTCCGCCGTGGTCAGAGGTAATTGCATAACCATTATTGGTGAATTGGGAATCATTGAATGTGGTAACTCCACCGCCGCCTTGGTAGAAAGCCCACGATGAATGATTGGAAATCTTTATACGATTGAACGTCATTGTTCCGGAGGCGTTGTAAATCAGACCACCGTTCCATGACACATTTTTACCTTGCTTGAATGTTATGTCTTCAATAACAATTGTTCTTGAGCCATTGTTGTAAATGGCTCGCCACAAATTATTGCCATCAATAATTGTCGTAGCCATTCCCGTGCCGGTGATTGTCACCCCAGCCGTAATGTTGGGCAAGTCTGAAGTGAGGGTGATTGTTCCTTCTGTGGTGATGTCAATGGCATCGTAAATCCCACCAGCATTTGCGTTGGCTTGATTGATTGCCCAGCGAAGAGTTCCGCTTGAACCATCATCTAAGAGGCTTGTAACTTCAAGCGATGCTGAGGCGGGAATCGTAGTAGTAGTGGTGGTACTCGTAGTGGTCGTAGTGGTCGTAGTGCTTGTGGTAGTTGTACTACTGGTAGTAGTGGTTTGAGCAATGGTCGTACTCGTAGTTGTAGTTGTAGGGGGAACCGTTGGAGCAGTTTCACTATTTGATGCAACTCCGCCAAATGATGTACAGGTACCAGAAATGCAACGCTCAGTGGAGCCAGCCTCACTATCAATCATCAATGCAGGAGGCAAACCTGTGTCGTCAAGGTTGAACGAAGCAAAACCAAGTTTGTATGTACCGCTTATAGAGACTTCGTATGTTGAAGTTTGCCAACCCGTAGCACCATAAGAATTCGTTGAGTAGTCGCCAGTGCCGGGATTGGTAAACCCAAGAAGTGCGTATTGCTCGACATAGTTGTTTACCGTTACTACTGGCGTTCCAATAACAGTCACGGGAACGAGTGAAGTTATGGAGCCATCGTTGTAAGGAACATAGTCAGTTCCGACATAGTTCCACGCCATTGTGTAGGTCGTGCCTGCCGTTAGTTCCACCTCACGAGTTATCCAGGCCGCGTCAGTCGGTGTGCCCCCACCATTGCCCGACGCTTGCGCCTGCGATGTAAGCATGTTTTTAATTTCTGTTACCGCGCCAGCCGAAAGGCTTAAGGCACTTGCCGCTTGGTCAAAAGTCTGTTCGCCTTTGGGTTGAAGCAGAACAGCATTTGTTCCGTTGTTGGGTGAGAATGTCCAGCTCCCAGAAGCAACTGCTGGTGCGTAATACTCGCTAGAAGGATTTCCAACAGCACCTCTTGAACCATGGGTGAATGTGCGAGAACCAGTGAATATGGTTACGCCAGTGCCCTGACTGGTTATAGACCCACCAAGAGTTCCTGTCTGAGTTCCCTTATCCCAGCCCGTAAAGGTTCCGTCCTCAAATCCAGCATCAGGGAAAGAATCAGCCTTAACCGGCGCAGAAAAGCCAAAAATCGAGAGAAGAAGGAAGAATACCGAAGGTACAGCCATGATGGCTGCGGGCTTGTTTATGCGACGTCTACCACCGAACATCTGACCTCCAGAAAAAATACCTCTAATTCTAGCATTTTTCGGAGTTTAAAAAATAGCAAACTATTTTTAGATTAATCTGTTGAACTTACTGCGCTTTGGGTTGTTGGCCATTTTTTATGAAAAATCCTTGCGTCATTCTCAATATCTTTATGAAAGTTTGCTGGGGGGTCGTTGTTTATAGTTTGCGAGCGATTTCCCGAACACGAACACAGACCAGTTATCCCGGTTGCCCTTTTCTGAGATACAGAAACCCAACAAATAATATCGGTGTCTCCATACCACCACTTCATCTCCTCGTCGAATCGCCATAGCGGAACAAGGTCTTTTGCCAAGACCATGCAAAATCCAGCAAACCCTGTCGCTTGTAAAAACTCTTCGCCGATGGATTCATCAACACATGGTGTTGCTAGACCAATATCTGTTCGTTTTTCTAGTAAATCAGCAATTTTTGACATTGCATTTACAGACAAGGATATATCGTCGTTTATAAAAGCAATGTGCGAATTGTTTTTTTCGAGGACATCCATTCCAATATTCCACATAAAATGAATTCCGCTTGATAGCGGAACAGCAACGACTACAAGTTTTGAGACTTGATAAGAGCCAACTTCCGCCAATGCCGCTGGACCGTCGCATACAACAACAACCTTGTTTACCGACTCGTCATGCTCTAACTGGCCCAACAGTACTTTTAAATCAGAAAAGTTAGATTTTGTTGGTATTATCACGTCAATCATAGAATTAATCCAAACTGCAATAATTTATTTATACTTATTTACGCGGAATGAAACTTGTTCATTGTTTTGTGTGTGGACTTGCGCATTAACACTACCTATCTGTTCTGCGGAGATACTGGGATTCAATTCAAGCCATTCACCAAATGCGCGCTGTTCGTGGTCTTCGCAGCCATCGTAATTATGCCATTCATCGAAAACTATTACAGAGGCATCTGCTAAGTATGGCCCTATTAAGTTTAGGCAGTATATTGATGATGAGTAAAGGTCTGCATCCATGTGTACTACGCTTATGTATCTTTTGGTTTTATCGAGGAAGTCTGAAAGTGTGTTTTGGAATAGACCAATTACGAGTTCCACGCCGGTTATTTTTGGTATTGATGTTGTTCGGAAATGTCCTTCTCCAAAGCCTTCGCGCCAGTGCTCGGGGAGACCATCGAATGAGTCAAAACCATAAACATCTCCAGAAAAGTTGTCCCTAATAATTTGCAGTGTTGCGCCAGAAAAAACACCAAACTCCAGGGCAATTGTATTTTCTTGGTCATATTCTTTTGTGCACCAAGCAAGGTGTTCTTCTTTTGAAGAAAAAACTTTGTTACCCATGGCAAACATTTGATTCTTTAATTGTGTACAAAAAATTTAAGACTTCCTCTTTAAAAGTATTTTTCTCGACAATAAGAATTTCCCTGTACCTATTTTGGGCATTAAAATGAAAATCCCAATTGTCAAAAATTTGATTAACCTTTTCAGCCAACCCATTGATTTCTGAGAACTTATAAAAAGAGTCAATAGCTATATCGCTTTCATTTCCGCCAGCTCCAAGGTTCGTTGTCATAACCACGCACCCGGAGAGCGCAGCCTCTCTCGGCATTCGGTCTTTACCAGGCTGGTGTCCAAAATCTATAAAAAGCATTGATTCTAAAAACAAAGAAGAAACTTCGTCTCTCTCCATGTTGTCTATTTGTATAATTTTAAATTCTGGGTGTAACGATGAAAACTGGTCGATTAAATGTTTTCCTTTTTTAGGATTTGTTAATATCCGTCTTATTCTCTTGTCGCCAGTCTGATTTAGAAATACGCCATTTGTGTAGTCGCTAAGCATTATTGCTTTTCTTTTATAGACTGCGTCAATGTGTTTTTTGGCATACTCCGATTGTGCGGCGTGTAGGAATGTGGAGGAAACAATCATGGGGTCACTTGCGACAAAGTGGTCCACTGAAAGCCACCAAAAAACAACCCTGTTTGCAAACTGGGCAACCATGTGTGGATATATCTCTGGTACTACAATCACGTCTTCAGTTAATATGTCTTTAAACTCTAGTATTGGCGTGTTGTAATTCTCGTATGTTTTATTCTTTAAATGTGTTGACTCAAAAGGCGTATAGCAAATGTAGCCCGTTGAGGGAGACACTGTGTTTATCATGTCCACAAGTTGATGCAATGCTTCTGGCCCACCCGATACAAAATTTGCAGGGCAAATGACGACAACTCTTGGTTTTTTTATACCATAAATCTCTGCATCAACATGCTCTAGCGGGTCGACTAGGTCAATTTTTGTTGATGGTGAACTCATCAATACTGAATTTAAATGATGGAGCTCAACTTCGTCCTTGGTAACCGAAGCGCCTTGCTTGTGCAGCCCTTCAATTGTTGTTGATTTGGGCATTATTTTTGGCATCATGCCATACCAATTGTAGGAAATGTCCACGCTGTAAACATAGGAAGAGGCCATTGCTGGAGTTACGTAAGAGTACTCGTTGGTGAATCCAGCTATTTTTGCTCTTGCAGAAATTTGTGCATGTTCATATCCGTACACGTTTTTAGCGGAATGGTCATATCCCCCTATTGCGTCCAAGCATTGGCGAGAAAAATACAACGCAACACCAAGACAATTTGTGAATTCGTGAATCTCTGTTTCACCAGAACCAATTTTTGATTTGATGGTAACAACCGGAGGAACCTCCATCATCCACATGCTGTGTCCAACGGAGTTATGGTTTGAGGCATTGATGAAATACTCGGCCCAACCGTGTTTATGCGGCCACGCATCGTCATCAAAAAGAAAAATATGGTCATGGTTCTTGAGCATTGCCAAGCAGGCGTTTTTTGCTTTTGCTACGCCAAGTCTTTCTGGTGAGCGTTTGTAAAGTATTGGAGTTTTTGATTCGCTAACAACGTTCTTATACTCGGTTGGGTTTTCACTATTGTCATCGATAACGACAATTTCATCCCCAGCACCAAAATATGCAAAATGTTCAAGCGCCAAACGCAGACACTCTGGCCTATTTCTCGTGGTTATACCAATGCCTACAGACATACAAACTCCTATAAATCTTCCAGAATCACGCGCATCGTCGCATCCCAGTCGTCGCCACGTTTTGCCATTGTGAAGTTTTGCAACATTTCAAGATTGTGCCCAACCTCGTCTCTTCTTACTCCAGTTTTTAACAATTCATCCAAATGATAAATCCAGTCTTCTGGTGCGCGTGCGATGCGCCCAATCCCCTGCTCGGAAAGAAGTTGATACTCTGGGGAGTAAGAAGAAACAAAAGGTACGCCAGCGGCTGCGTATTCAAGACCTTTTATATATGATTTTGCATGGTTGAATGGGATGTCATTTAACGGCACGACACCAATGTCAATTGGTTGAAACAGCTTTGGATAAGACAGGATTGGAACAAGAGGTAGTGTTTTAGATATCTTGTCGGGTATCCCGAGCTGTCTATTTGCCAGCGGAGCTCCGTTAAGGGTGTGCCCTGAATGGTGAAAACCGACACCCCTGGATATAAGGTATTTCCCTAAAAATGGGGAAAGTGTTTCTAGGTCTTTGGAACGCCACGGAGTTGCGCCAACCCAACCGAGTTTGAGCCGGTGGTTCATGCGTGGAACTCTTGGTTTCCATCTTTCTATATCTATTCCGTTCCTAACCATAAAAACGTTTTTTCTCTTTGCCGCGTAATGTTCGTACAGAAATGGCGTAGAGGTAATTACAGCGTCAGCCTGCATGATTATTTCTGCATAAATTTCTCTATTGTTGTCGGGATTATTTTTAGGGTCTGTCGTCTGGTGTGCTTTATTTGTTGCAGCAAGACCGTCGAACCAGTCATCAACATCAACAACAATTTTTTGACCCATTTTCTTGGCAAGAGGCATTGCTTCCAAAACCTCGCGCTGCATTAGTAGCTTGAAAACAATAATATCCCAACCGTGGACAGCCTTGTCTCCTGGGACAACCATGCCAAACCCACGCTGCGGGTTAAAGCCTGGGAACCCAACTGTTGCAAACCAACCTCTTTTATTCAACTCGTCAGCTGGAAGTTTGCATCTATACCATGCACATCCGTTTGGTTGCAATGGCTCTGTTCCCCAAGCCCAATCACCAGTCAGATATCCAATTGTTGGTTTTTGTTTTTTTAGGGACACGGGAAAACAATAGCACGATAGGCCAAGACAGTTAAGACAAATATGGTAAATTAGATATATCAATAATCTAAGGAGGCGTCATGGAAAGCAGGTTTCTGAAAGATACAGCCGAAAGGGCTGTCAGAACATTTTTACAAGCCTACTTGGCAGCATGGGTTGCAACTGGTGCAGACTTTGATGGCTTGGTGGCTTCAGATAATCTCAAAGTCGGAGTGACTGCAGTTGCCTTCTCCATTGCAATGGCTATGGGCTTGAAAAAGGTTGGCCCAAACAAGGACTCTGCCTCAGCAATTTAACGGTATCTGCTCCTAGCAGGCTGTTTCCTAATCTACAATCTTTTAGGTATCTGACAAGGAGACCGCGTTCGTGATTGCTGGGATTTACAATATAACGATAGAGCAGGGCTCCACTTTTGGGCGTCTGATTTCCATTGAGCAGCCCGACCTAGCAGCAGACCCTACAGGCCAAACTTTCGAGAATTTTGACCTTTCTGGATTCACTGCCAGGATGCATATTCGAAGAACTATAGACAGCGCAACCCCAATGATAACCTTGACTACGGAAAACGGCAGGATAGCGATAAATCCAAATATCGCTGGGGCCCCAACAAAGAATAATGAAATCTCATTGAGCATCACTGCTGCAGATACGGCCGCCATCTCGAGCAGTGGGGTTTATGACCTAGAAATTATAAGTGCTGGAGGAACGGTCTCAAAAATTGTCAGAGGAGATGTCACGCTGATACCCGAGGTGACTAGATGAGCAACGTCCCCAATCAGGTCTACATCAACCAAGACACCGCTAATCAGGTTATTGTTAATCAGGACGCTCCAAACCTTGTAACGGTTAGGGCGAACTCTGGAGCAGCAAATACCCGACGCTTCGAATTCTCTCAAGGGCAAGCCGCAACTACGTGGGTCATCACTCACACTCTTGGCGGCAAACCATCCGTAACGATAGTCGACTCTGCAGATACGCATGTGTTTGGTGATGTAACATATAACAGTACAAGTCAAATCACGGTCAACTTTTCGGCGGCGTTTTCGGGCAAGGCTTATCTCACTTAAGGAAGTAAAATGGCACAAAAATTTCTAACAAATATTGACCTCAATCAGAATCAACTGATTAATGGGTCTTTTGAGGTTCTGGCCACCGACCCATCGTCAGGCAATTTTGACGGTCGCTTAATTTTCAATAGCACCGAAGGTGTAATTAAGGTTTATGACATAACCGCCTCTGCTTGGCGAAAGATGATTTCTGGCGTAACCGCTGCTGGAGACCACGCTACTTCGCTGACGATAAATGAGTCAAATGGCGCCATAACCATTACTCCGAACCTGGCCAACTCGGCTAGTGCCGGATTGATGTCGGCTTCGGACTTTACAAAACTTGGAGATTCCACTCCTGATGCAACTGCCAACAAACTGGTCCAACGAGATGGCGCAGGTAACGCAAAAGTTGCCACCCCAACAGATGCTGCACACATTGCCACAAAGGGTTATGTTGACGCGGCTCGTCAAGGCTTAGATGTTAAGCAATCAGTAAGAGTCGCAACAACTGCGGCAATCAACCTTTCCTCAGAGCTTGAGGCTGGCGATGTAATTGACGGTGTAACACTTGTTGCAGGTGACCGTGTTCTCGTAAAGAACCAAGGAACCGCTGCAGAGAACGGCATCTACGTTGCTGTTGCTTCTGGTGCTGCTTCTCGTTCATCGGATGCAAACGGCACTGCTGATACTGGAGAACTAAAGCCAGGAACATTCACCTTTGTCGAAGAAGGTACTACCAACTCCGATAAGGGTTTTGTTGTATCAACAAACGGAACTATCACTGTTGGCTCATCGGCAATTGCTTGGACACAGTTTT